CTTACTGGCTTTGGTTTAGGCTTTGCTTTCGGCTTCGGTGTTGCTTTTGTTTTCGGTGTTTTCACCGCTGGCGGTGGGGGTACGGGTGATGCCTTGCTAAATGCTACTGGTGTGGGTATCGGTTGTTGTGTCTTTGATTTCCATGCGGCTTCCACTCTGACATCATTGAAATCTAACTGATTTGTGTTCTTATCTTCCCACCATTCTTGAGCCGCTTGTAATATCTTCAGATCCCTCTGTCTACCCTCAACACTTGTTGTTTGCTCTATCATCAACTTCGCATCTGCAAAACTTACGAACTTTGAACTTGCTGTTTCTGGTGTTATCACATTTGCATCAAATACTGTCGGTCTACCAACAAACATATTTACACTCGTAGCTGTTGACCCCGCAAACTTCCCATCAATCGCACCAACAAGTGTGGCATCCCAACCCGTCTCCTCTAATGTCTCTCTCATCGCCGTTGTTGCTGATGTCTCTCCAAAATTAGACCCACCCTTTGGAAACGTCCACGAATAACCACCAAAATGACCAGCTGGTTCTCTCAACAATATTTCACCATTGTCATTAAACACAATCATGCCATAAGTACGCTTGATTCCATCACTTGTGTTCCACCCATTCATGCTCTTCATGTCCACATACTTTGCTACACTTGAATTGATGCCTTTTAATGTCTGAAACTTATGCAAAGCTACTGGTGTTGCTGTCGGTACTGATACCAAAGGCACTTGGTTTGGTATGGATGGCGGTGGTGGCGGTGTGATAATTGACTTTGCTGGTGGTGGTGGCGTTGTTGTAACATTCTTCACTACCGCTGTCTGTGTTTTCTTTTTATACACTTTCTTTGTCGGTGTCGGATTCCACCCCTGTGCTGGTTTAATATCTTGACCATTTATCACTGGTACTATTGCATCTACTATCTGTTTATACTTTGCTTGTAATGTCTTGTATTCTAAACTATTTGACTCTTTCAACTTTCTAAATGCAGATAAAGTTTTAGGTGCTTCATCACCTAAAACTGATTTCCAACTCTTCCACTCTTTATTTTTCTGATACAACTGTGCTTTCTTCCTCTGTGCTTCTCTGTATCCTGTAACCGCTTTTTTTGTATACTCATCTTCTTCAAATGGTCGGTTGCTGAACTCTTTTGTTTTCTCTGCATCTTCATCTAAATCAGCAAAATAAGGTGTAAGAGTGTGGATACAATTCGGATGTATATTTGCATACCCACTTGTAAATGCTTTGTTTAATGTAGGATATCCCTTTGTCTTACCTGTTATGCTATACACTCTACCCTCTAATGGCGCACACACTGGGCAAATTGATTTGTGATCTGACATTTTGACCAAATCCTCATCTTGCTCACCCATCTCATCCATGATAACTGTGTTTACGATTTCAGCTGTTGTGGTTCTTGCAACCATATTTGCATATGATTGTAGCGGTATCTCTCTTCCATTTTTGTCTGTGATTTTCAATATATTGTCGGTTGTATATTGGCTCATCAAATCCACAACTCTTTGCTTGTGGGTTTTTCCTTGCATCATTCCCTGTGCCAATGATGTAAGTGTAGCTGTCCTCAAGATATCATCAAATCTTCTTCCTGCAAAATGATTTGCCGAAACAAATTTATTTGCCAAATTTTCTGCTACTATCTTAGAACTTTGCTGATTTCCCTGTATATTCCCTATCTGATTTTCAAACACTGTATTTCTTACTTCATTGTACATGATTCTACTTGCTTCTTCATGACTTCCTGCCACACTAGCCTTTGACCACTTATAAGCAAACTTGTCCAACGCTTGAACTTCCAACCGCATATAATCTGACAAACTTTTTGTATATGCTGAAGCTGTGCCATTCTTCTTGGCTTCTTCCTGTACTTTCTTGTAAAGTCTTTTTGATGCAAGTGCATATTGTTCTTTTAAAACTAATAAATCACTCGCCATAGACTTATACAGTGCCATCTATTTCCCCCTTATTCGTTTTCTTCCACAATACTCTCAACTTGTGTCCTTGTTAATGGTAACGATGACATTATCAAATTAATCGTTGCTTCTCTTGATAACCCGCCATTTTGATATGATGACAAAACTGATAACAATGACTGCATCTGCGCTCCATTCAATGTCTGTTTTACAGGTTCTGTAACAGATATATCATCTTCTGTTAATTCTTCCACCCCTGTATCTGCTGGTACTTCCAACATCGGACTAGCCGCTCCCTCTTCTTCAGACATTGTTTGTAATTCATCCTCTGCTTCTGCTTCAGTCATCTTATCAAACTGTATCAACGTTCTGTATTTGCTCAATGTTCCACTATCTCTGCGTGTCTTGATAATATCTGCTTCTTCTTTTGCATCAGCTGGTAATCCATCCTGCCACGCAATGCTGACTTCTGACAAATCCACACCTACTGACTCACCCCATAAATAAAAAAGCTTCTTTGTCCCATAATCAAACCGCATACGAATACGGTTGACCTTTGCAAGTGCTGATATCATCAACCTTTTTAATGCTGAACCGCTAGATGCATTTCCAGTTGTCTGTGTCATGTCACCAAACACCGCTGAACCCATTTCAGATATCGTGTATAACAAATTTGTTATCTTTTCAATCTGTTTGAAATTTGCATCCATTTGTGCATCCCACACTACATATCCCACATCTGGGTCTTCCTTGCTTTCTTTTGAAAAATACGATGTTACTTTCAATCTATACTCCCCACTCACTGGGTCTCGCTCTAATGCGGAACTTGGCCCTTGCATAGATGGATTTGCGTGTTTGTCGAGTATCCTTGAAACTTGCCCAATTCTTACCATCAACTCTGAAACAAGGCTGTCCACATCCGTATAATCATCTATTCCTGTCACTCTGTCTGAAGTCATAATATTTGATATTTGTATAACCGCAAAATCACTCAACCCTGTTGATACCATATTAGTGCTGATCAATGAACCTATTGTTCCATTGTCAAAATTGTAAACTCTATACTCACAAAACCCTTTTGTGTGGATTTGTACATTCAACTTATCCGATGCCCAAGCTAAAACATGATGCGTGATTGTCTTCACATTTGTACTTGATACAATGGGATACCACACTGCTGGTGAGGCAATTTCCACACCTTTGTCTGGCAATATGAGAAATAACCCATCTCCATACCTTGAAACATCAATCGCCACCATGTAAAGCAAATTAATCAAATCTGACTTTTCTACAAACTCATCCATCTCATCCTGTTTCAATGTTGTGAATTCTGGTGGTTCTCCAAAAAGTAAATCAGCTATCTTTAAACTCATCAACTTCTGAAAGTTAATGATAACTGGATAGCTGATAATATCCTCAAAATTGCCTATAACCCTTTGTATTCGTCTGAGTGTGACCTCATACTCTTCAGCATGACCACTCTCAAATATACTCCTGTTATGCGTGTATTTACTTATTCTGGAAATCTCCTCTTGAGGTGGAAACTTCTCTCCTGCTTTTAACCAATCTAAACTTGTAAGCATCTTTACTCCCCCCTATACCGCAACTGTAACGAATCCCGTTTTGCCACTCGACATTGTAATTTCTGCAACTGCTGTTATACAATCTTCGGCATCATCGTGGAGATTCGTTCCCTCACGTTGATAAGTAACCATTGATGTATAAAAGTCTTTCCACCTTATACCCCAATTCTCTGGAAAATAAATATGTTCAGATACCCATGAGGATGCTGTCAATATTCTTGAATTTTTATTCTTTGTCTGTGTGAATGTTTTTACAACTGTCCTGTAATTCCTCAACTCATCTAACTCACGCTTAACTGATCTCGCAAACCCACGACCACCATTGTTTGACTCTATTGTACACTTATTTACGCTATATTCGGTAAGTTTTTTTGCAAGTTCTTTTTCTGTCACTTCCATCGGCTCTTTTGTGTAATACACTTCCAACACATATGCTTCATTATTGATGACTGTATATATGATAGCCGCCAACCAATCACTTCCTGTGTCTGCTGTGTCACAATAACAAAATACTTCACTTCTCGGTATCAACACACCATCATATGTCTTGAATGATGAATATAATTTGCCTTTCACATCAATCGGTTCTTGCTGATAATTAGCCGATGCTATCTCTGGTGATAATGTGTTTCTTCTCTCTTCATATGACTCTCTGCTCAATATGTCTTCACACAACATTGTACCATCATCTTGCAATGCCTTAAATGTAACAAGTCTAGGCGGTTTACCCATTTCTGTGTATCTCGTGATAATTCTTCCAGCCAAATCCTGTGTTGCCCACCTCGTCATAACCACAATGATTTTACCACCCTCTTCAAGTCGGCTTATCATTGTGTCTGTGAACCACACCCAATGGCGTTCAAGCGTGAGCGCATTATTTGCTTCTAATGCTGACTTAATAATATCATCTATAATTAATATGTTTGCACCAAACCCTGTAGCTGTGCCAGTTGGTGATGTGGATAAATAACTTGCATGAGTACCCTCTAATGACCACCTATTAACCGCTCCATCCCCACGCTTTATCTTGATATCTGGAAATATATCACAATACACCAACTTATCTGGGTCTAGCGGTAACGTTTGTATTGTACCCTTTACACCCTTGCTAAATGTCTCTGAAAGCGTTTCATTATACGATCCAGTCATTATCTTATCAGTGGGATGATTTCCCAACCACCACTCACACAAGCTTGTTGCCGTAAATGA